TAGAGGCGTAACAATCGAGTCCGATTATCAAGTAGCAGAACAAAGAAGAGTTCTAGTTGCTTCACAAAGACTTGGTTTCACAGACCTAATCGACGGTGCAACATCAGTTCACGCAAGAGCTTATAAAGCATCTTAATGCTTAATGGTTTTGGTGGTTTACCTATAAACCACCAATTTTTATGAATTATGGCAAACTTAATAACATTACAGCAATACAAAGACTTCGCGGGAATCAAAGGCCTGAACGAAGACGCAAAGATTAATGTAATTATACCTGCTATAAGTCAAGCAGTAAAAACTTACTGCGGAACAAGTTTTGTAGACTTTGTTAGTAGTGATAAGACAGACTTCTTTGATATTATTGATGATTCTACTACTGGAGTATTCTTAGATGAATCTCCATTAATAAGTGTAAGCCTAGTTCAAGAAAGACAGGGACAAGCAGATGCATATGTTACTCTAATCACAGAAAATTCTGATAGTAGTGGTAAATATGAATATGTTATAGATACTGAACTTGACATGGTAAGAAGAACTACTGAAAAAGGAGATAAAGCATTTCCTAAAGGTAGAAAAGCAGTAAAAGTAGTATATAGAGCAGGATACAGTACAGTACCTGGTGACTTAAAACTAGCATGTTTTGATTTAGTAAAATACTACTTAAAAGATGAAAGAAAAGCAGGCATGACTATTGCAGGAGCAACAGTAAGAAATGAAGTATCTACTAGTATTAGAGATAATATTGATTTTCCTGACCATATAAAAAGGATATTAGATACTTATAAAGTTTATAAGTAATGGCAAAGCAAAGACAATTTACCTTTACTCCTGGCTCTAGAAGAGGTGCAAGAACTTTAACACAATTAAATAATAATTTAAAACAAAGATACAATGATAATGTATCAAAAGTATTAAGACCAGAGCTAAATAGACTTGCAAAACATGAGATAGAATTAAGCCAAGTTGTAGATATGGGAGCAAAGCTAACAGCAGATGTCCAAAAAATGGCAGCTATAGTAAATAACTTTTATATAACTGCAGATGCAAAAGGAGTATTTCTTCTTGATGAAGACGACAAAGTAATACAAAGAAGTTTTACTTCCTTACAAAGAGCAACAAAATCTTTATTTGACCAAAGATTCTTTAAAGGAAAAGCATTTGGACATCAAGATGTAACAATTGCAGGTACTAGAATAGTAGGATTTATTGATGCATTGCAAGAATTAGAAGAATCAATAATAGCAGTAGGAGTAACCAGAAGAAGAGGAAAACCTTATGCTAGAAAAAGTGCTGAAGATAAACTTCCTGTAAAAGGACTTTCTACTTTAAAAGCAAAAACAGTTGGAGAAGTAAAACAACTTAAAAAGAATGCTCAAAAAATGTTTTTAGGATTACAAAAGTTAGGTAAATTACCAACAAATAAAACCTTAAATCCTAATATAAAGTGGACAAACTTAGCAGCAGAAGTAAATAAAATTAGAGATGTTCAAGAATTTATTAATACAGAAAAGAATAAATACTATGAAGTTTTAAAAGGTCAAGCTAATATTAAGTTAAAAATTGAATTAGAAAATGACAACAATTTTAAAAGCTACTATGAGAAAAGCTTTGGTAGAAACATATCTAGAATGGCTAGTAAAGGTACTACTGAAAAATTAATTACAAAAAAGTTTCTTGACGAAATAAATATAACAGGTATAAAAGGATCAACTCCATTAGAAGATGCGGTAGTAAAAGATTTAGCAACTATTGCAGTAGGAAAAAAGCCAAAAGCTCAAAGATTTACAAGTAATAAAAGAACAAAAGTAAATCCACCTACTTCTAAATTGCCTATATTTAGTACTCCTACAAAGTTAGTAAGTTTACAAAAAGAAGCAAAAGAAGCTACTAAGTTTGTAACTGGCACAAGATTAGTGAGAACTCAAAAACGTGAATCAGGTGGAGGAGTTACTCAAAGAGAACTAAATAAATTAAGAATACAGATTAATCGCAGACTACCTGCAGAAGTAAGAAGACAAATGGGTAGACCTGCACTTATAAATAGAACAGGAACATTTTCAAATAGTGTAGAGTTAACTGATTTAAGACCAGGACCAAAAACAGTAATCGGAGAATATACTTATCAGTTAAATCCTTATGAAACATTTGAAAATACAGGGGCAAGAGAGTGGCCAACTGGGTATAATCCCAAACCTCTCATAACAAAAAGTATAAGAAACTTAGCTTTACAATATACTAAAGAGAAGTTTACACTTAGGAGAGAATAATGCCATCAGGAGTATATAGAACAAAAAGAAAAAAGATTGCAGAAGCTATGAAAAATCAGTTAATGCAAATTGATGGTGCTCACCCTTTTAACTTAAATGTCTTTGATAATGTATCTTCAAAGATGAAATTTTTAGATGAAATAGAACAATATCCAAAACTATGCGTGGTAGCAGGAGATGAAAGTAGAGAATATTTACCAGACGCATATAAGTGGAGATTTTTAACTTTAACAATAAGAGCATATGTTCATAATGAAGATGATGCTCAAGAAGAATTAGCATTATTACTCGAAGATGTAGAAAGAGTAATCGACGATAATGATGTTTTAGTGTATGATGACTCCGTTTCCCCTAATGAACAAACTACTTCATTAACAATCGAGTCGATTAGTACTGATGAGGGAGTTATTCAACCCTTAGGTATAGGAGAAATAGTAGTCGAAGTACGATATTAGGAGACGATAACGCTGATTAAAATCACGCGGAATCCTTTCCAAAGTAAATATAGGAGAAAGCAATGGCTTTAAATCTATCGAGAAATACCAAAGTATTTGTTAGTTCAGTTAATGGAGTAACAGCTGCTGGAGGTAATGTATTAACAGTCGATGCAATTGCTGGTACAAATTCAGGACATGCTGTAGGTGATATAATCACTTTTGGCACAACAAATGGTTCTGGTACTGGTTTTAAATGTATAGTGGCTGCTGTTAATAGTGGTGCTGTAACTGAAGTATTTATTCCAAATAACTTTAGAGGCACAGGCTACGCAGATAATAATACTGTTACTTCTACAGCTTCCACAGGTAGTGGTGCAAATGGTCTAATCCTTACTATAAACGGTGTTACTTCAGGTACTACCGCAGAAGGATCTAGAACAGGCACAGGACTATTTGTAGGTAACGAAGACGATGCAAATACATTTAGAATTGGTGTATTAGATGGGTATAGTTTTTCTCAAGCAAACGAATCTTCAGACATTACAGTTACTGAAGCAGGGGTCACCCCAAGAAGAAGTTCAAAGAGATTCAATGACTCTCTTTCACCAGGTGAATGGTCTTTCCAAACATATGCAAGACCTTTCAAACATGGTACAGCTAGTTTTAGAACTAGTGGTAAAATGGATATGGTGGAGAACATCTTATGGGCAGCTATCGCAGGTAAAGATATTACAGGCGGTGCATTAAGTGGAACCTCAGCAGCAGCAATTACTTGTGATGCAACTGATGCAGATGTAAATTTCCAAAGAAGTGACCATCACGAATTGCTAAAACTATCCATTTTCTTTGCACTAGAAAATACAACTTACAGACTTAATGACTGTCAAGTAAACCAAGTAGAAATTGATTTTGCTATTGATGGAATCGCAACACTAAGCTGGTCAGGTAACTGTACAAGTATCGACCAAGTTTCAAGTGCTATTGAAGACCCTTCAAAAGCAGTACATGCAAAACCATCTGGAACTGATGCAGTTTCAACTGATCCAACAAGATGTGAAAAATTCAGTTATGTAGATACTACATCTACTTCTGATGCAGATTACTTAAGAAATAAACTATCACAGTTAACTCTTGCAGTATCTGAGCAAGGTGGAGGTTCAGCAGGTGGCGGATTAGACGCAAGAACTTATGATATAGCTATCACAGGCGGAAATCTAACTATTGCAAATAACATAACCTACTTGACACCAGAAACTCTTGGTGTTATTGATAAACCAATTGGTTCATTTAGTGGTTCTAGACAAATATCAGGTACATTAACTTGTTATTTAGACACTAAAGCAAACGGGTCAAACCAGCTACTTTCAGACATGTCAGCAGCTGATAAATTAATCAACCCATCATTCGATATGAGTGTTTTCTTAGGAAATGCTTCAGGTACTAACCCTCAAATAGAGTTAGATATACCAAAAGCGCATTTGTCAATCCCAACTATTGAGGTTGCAGATGTTATCTCAACAAATATCGAATTTGCAGCAGTCGGTACTGGCCTTGATGAAGGTGGAACTGCTGGAGACGAAATCGTTGTTAAATACAAAGGTTCTACAACCCATTCAGAGACTGGGTACGCAGCAAGCGGTAGTAACGCAGTAAGTTAACATGTCGGGGTTTAACTTTCTTAGAGAAAGCGAACTCCATATAGTACATGGGAGTAATCGATACAATGTAAAGATTACTCCCAACCTTAGTTTCTCACAGACATTTGCGGAAGATGCGTATCAAGTTAAGACTTTACACGATCAGACTAAAATGTTTTCAGGAACTACAGTAACTAAAGCAAATCCTGCCAACTTTAGTTTTGAGACTCATCTTACTTTAGAGAAAGACGAGTCAATCGTGTTAGATCTTCTAACAGATTATGATACATCATCAGGAGAACAATTATTAAAATCTTTTGATATGTATGTAGTCTCAAATACGCAAACCATAAAAATAGAAGGTTGCGTAATTACTCAAGGAGAGTTTAGATTTGAAAAATCTAGCCATCTTATATTAGCAGTAAGTGGTAACGGTCAAAAACTAAGTAGGGTAGGAGATGAAAACTTTTCACTTCCTGGAAACTTGCAATCTGCAAGTTCCACAAGAACTCCCACCAAGCCTTTACTTGATGTAGAAGTAGGCGGTTCAGATGTAACAAATTTGGCTGCAGCTACATTGAGTGTACAGAATAATATAGAATGGACTCCTTATGAGACACTACAAAATAGTTTGTCGGTTACAAATGCAACAAATGCAATGTACCCTTCAAAGTATAGTTTGACTGATAGAGTAGTTAGCGGAAATATAACTCAATTTTATAGTAATGCTAATGAATCTGAGTATCAGACATTTAACACAAATACTTCGGTTAGAGTTAAAACACTTAAACCAAATGGCACAACTCATTTAGATGCAAATTTAAGTGGGTGTATGTTTACAAAAAGAACAGGTCAAGGAGAAGTATTTACGCAGACTTTTGATTATAGATTAGTTACTAGTCCTGCAGATTTAGGAACATTAATAACATATTAAGGAGAAATAAATGGAATTAAAAGCATTACTGGTCGACAGTAAAACAGCCTGGGTGGATTTTCCAGGATTAGAAGGATTTGAATTAGAATTAGCAAACCTTTCTAGAAAAGAGTTAGTAAGTCTTAGAAAGAGATGTACTTCAAATAAATTTGATAGAAAACTTAGAATATTTAATGAAGAATTAGATGAAACAAAATTTATTAAAGAGTTTTCTCAAGCAGTGATAAAAAATTGGAAAGGATTAAAACTTGCATACTTAGAAGATTTAATTCTTGTAGATTTAAAAGGCCAAGACCCTGAAGAAGAAATGGTTTACTCACAAGAGAATGCTCAAGTACTAGTTGAAAATTCTCAAGAGTTTGACAACTGGCTCAATGAGGTAGTCTTTGATTTACAAAACTTTCGTACAGGAGAAGACAAAGCTCCTATTCCAAAGACTGACAGTACTGCTGGATAATCAGTCAGTAGGAATGACCAAGTCTCAGTACTTGGATATGTGCGAACAAACAGGACAAGAAATAGACTGGGAAAAGTGTCCTTCAGAATGGGAGGACTTTCCAGAATTTATCTTAGACTATATGAGCCTTTACAATTCATTAGGCGATAGAATGTATCCTGATATTGGATATATAGGAAAAGATTTTACAAATTTTAAATTTTTAAGGGAACAATATAAAGTTCCAAAGCATCAAGAAGAGTTTCTACTAGAGTTTGTTTTATTCATGGAAGAAAGAAGAATAAAAGAATCTCAAAGAGCAATAAAAGAAGCTCACGATAAAATAAAGAGAAAAACAGGTGGCTAATAGTAAAGTATTAATAGAAGTTATAGCAACTTCAAAAGGATTAAAAGTCGTAGCAAAAGATACGGAAAGAACCGTAGCGGCTACACAAAAATTAACAAAAGCCCAAAAACAGACTACAAAATCCACACAAAATCTTAATAAAGAACATGCTCGTAATGATAGATTAAATAAATCTCTCTATCAGAGTAATCTATCAAGCGCCAAAGGATTCTCAAAACAAAAAGAAATGATAGGCAGTGGGTCATCAGGACTCGTTGCCGCATACGCTACATTAGCAGCGAACATCTTTGCCGCGACCGCGGCTTTCGGCGCTTTACAAAGAGCGTCAGAAGTAAATACTCTTATAGAAGGTTTTAGTGTCATCGCCAGAGAATCTGGTAGAAGTGCTATGAATCTTGCTGAAGGTTTAAGAGATGCAGCTGGAGGGGCTCTTTCTTTAGAACAAGCATTAAGAGCAGCTTCAATTGGTACAACTACAGGATTTACTGCTGATGAAATGGAAAGATTAACCACTGTTGCAAGAAATGCTTCTATCGCA